GGCGGCTGTATGCCGTCGCATCTACAAACTTGCTAGCAAACTGAATAAACTATGAGCATGATATACGAAGACCGATTCCGAAAAGGCGTAAAGAAACGCCGAGAAATAGCAAATCTCACTATTGACCAAGCCGCCGACAGAATCGGCACATCTAGGCAGATGATCGAATGGTGGGAAAATGGAGTTAGAACCCCGACGCTTAGGATATTTTATACGATATGCGCCGCCTACGAATGCAGCCCAAACGAATTGTTAGGATGGAAAGATGAGTCTTCCGGCTGAACACCCCCGATCAGGAGCGCAAGTCTCCTGCATCGGATGGTTCTAATTTTAACAACCCGAACGAACAATGAAAGACACACCGAGAACAGACACACCGAGAACTGATGAGCGGAAAGCATTTTTTGCTTTAGACACAATACGCCAACTAGAACGCGAACTTAACGCCGTCACCGAGCAGCGGGACAGGCTGGCGGATCTTGTAAAGCAATTCATATACATCCTAGACATCACCGAAGAAAGCGATGGCGGAAGATTGTTCCACCCAACCAACATCACAAGTTGCCGAGCAGGTGATCTCCAAAAAGCTGGACAGCTTGTCGAAGCATTAAGAAGAGCCGTGAAAGGAGGGGCAGATGAGTGAGTTAAGCAGAGAAGAGATAGCCTTAGCTATGTTCACAACGATGCTTCCAAGAGTCATGGATAGAACAAACGCAATGGCATTTCTAGAAGGAAAGCGAAAAGTAGCAAATGATGAGATTGCAGCTGCTTGGCAATTTGCTGACCTATGGATAAGCCAAAGACCGAAAGGAGGGAGCGATGAGCCACAAGGGTGATTGGTCAAGAGTAAATGACCACAAAGCATATCAAGATAACTATGAACTCATTTTCAAACGTCCCAAAGATAGACCCGAACAAGTTCAAGTTTGTCCCCAGCAGAGTAGCCGACCCGATCAACAAGGAGAAGATCGGCAAGAAGGTAATGCTACTGCCAGAGACTCACAGACGCATACATAAGCTGGCTTGCTCTAAGGGTATCTCATTCAGCTCTGCCCTAGAGCTTATGCTTGACACAGAAGAAGCTAAGACACTAGCTCCCTCCCAGGTGAACGATTGGATTAAGAATGTCCAAGCACCAAAGGAGCAGGGCTATGCTTCCTACCATATATTTACCAAACCACAGACAAGGAGACAAGCAAATGGCAACACTAAGGGGATTCCCCGCAAGACTTAAAGACACAAAGCCAGAGGATTGCGTTGGCGATGGCTGGCTGGCTCACTTTGACGAGGCACGGCAGCTAATGAAGGCTGGTGGCATAGCGGTCTTTGTAGGCGATTGTGGCACAGGCAAGACCAGAATGAGCTACGAACTAGCCAAGCTCCAGAAAGAGCGCACACAGTATGTTTTTGGCTTGAATAAGATCATGCCAGCTACCTACATCACGGCAGACAAGATGCTGGAGGAACTAAGATCATCTTTCAGCGGCGACAATGACGCTACAAGTGAACGGAATGTCATGGAGGCCTTCGCTGGTGCTTCCTTGCTGGTGATTGATGAGCTAGATTCATGCGTCAAGACCGAGTATGGACAGCGAAAGCTAAAGCGAATCATAGATGAACGCTACATGGCAAAGCTACCAACGATAATCATAACCAATCACCCGAAGAACAGGCTGAAGGAGTTGCTACCTAAGCCTGTAATCTCTAGGATAAATGAGGCTGGTAAAGGTTTTCTCTTCGACTGGAAGAGTTACAGGTGAAAGCGGGTTGATTTAGTTGTTAAAACATTTATAACGGATGATTTAGATATACATGGGAATATATCAACCCACTTTGTTTTACATAATGTCGGATAAAATATACATAAACCTGCTTTTATGTATCACAAATGAGTCATTAAACGGGTTGATTTGAACTTATCAAAAGGATAAAATTACCATCAATTTGTCACGGATGTTCTATTCAACCCGTGACGTTTTGTAGCGGGTTGGTTGCGTTTTATACAACTTTATCGCGGTTTAATACGTCACTACTGACGACATATCTGCTTAATCCGTTCTAAAACGTCACATTTGGCGGCATATCAGACGAATCGGAATATATTGGCTTGGCGACCATTAACCGAAGCCTTACGCATCGTAACCACGCCATCAGCTAGTAGTTGGTTCATGCGGCTGCTCAATGCGCTTCTCCCCAGCTTTTTCCCCTGACTAGCTAGTTGATTGCTGATCTGAGCCATCGTAAATTCATCGGGCTGGATTGGTTGAGATGCGTTGAATTGCTCCTCTATCAGTCGATCTAATGCGCTCAGATGATTCCTTGTGGGCTTATCCAAGTGTCCCCCTCTTTTGTTACTTGCCATATTTTTGTGTCTCCTGTCTTTGTGTTTATTATTCCGTATGCAAAACCTTGTCGCCAGCCGAGCTTCGCGGTGTAGCGGTCGGCGTATTCCATCTTGTCTATATCGCCAATACAGCCGATAGAATGAGCCTCGCCACCCTCGATATGCCTAGCGGTATATTGATTCGGAGCGTGAACGTGTCCGTGAACGCATTGCCCATACCGCTCAAAGTGCATCTTAGCTGGATTAACCCCGCTGTGGAAGCCGTGGATTAGCTTAACTCGGCTATCTGGTAATGTTAGATACGCTCCGACTCGGTAAGGAATCCAAGTGATTTTAAGCTGTTTAAACTTACGTATAGATGAATCAACCAAACCTTGGCAATGATCCCTCATAACGCCATTAGACTTGCTACTAGCCCATTCCCAAATTCTAGAATCGTGGTTTCCCAAAGTAAGTAGGTTCGGACGGAAAGTCTCCAGGTATCTAATCCCAGCTTGGTAATCTTCTGAGATGCTGCGAGTTTGATCGTTTAAACTTGCTCCTCCTCTAAGTGGTGCGAAATCCCATACGTCCCCTAAATCAACCCGAATATGTGGCTTCCATGTATCGCAGAATCCCATCAGTTTAGACAATGACTCTTTGTGAATAAGCTCGCCGTGACTATCTGCGGCTACGATAAATTTCTTAAAGCTCATATTATTTTAATTTTAATGATTCGTAAGCTGGCCAAAAGACCTCATCGACACATCGAACGATTGGCTCTTGATCGTATTTTTCACTCCAACCCACCCCAGATATGAGGAGGGCGGCTTCCAACATTTCATGCCGTAAAGTGATAAGGATTTCTCTGTCCTTCTTAATCGTATTTGAAATCCAGATAGTTCTGCTTTCATGTTCGTATTGCCCAAATGCTTCCTCTAGCTTGCCAACTTTAATCTTAACACGTTGCCCCGCTATCTTAATGCTCGTAGGTAGTTTCATCTTGTTATACGTTGATACATTGTTTGATTGCTTTTGCGTATGCTTCTGCAATTCCCTTTACGTTTATTCTGGAACAATCCAAAACCGATGACCCGAAGAATGGTTCAAGTATCAAAGCAGGGCAATGGGTAAGCTCTAGGAACTTGCCGCCACGATCCTTCTTGGTGATCGCCTTTACCCCACGCGATTTGATAGTCGGAAACTCTTTTGAAAACTCTGAATCAAACTTCTTAGCAATCCTTCCACCAATCAAGGATGTATGCCAGTAAAGCCATTCATGCCCAGTAGCTTCTGGTGATGCCGAGTTGAAATGCAGCTCAATAGCTAGAGATGCCTTAGCTTCCTTTACCTGCCTAGCTACATCAGCCATCGCTGACCCGTAGCCATTACCCTTGTAATCATCCAAGATAACCGATTTAATCCCATTTAAATCCAGCATATCTTGAAGTTGACTTGCGACCTTTAAATTAAAGTCGCGCTCATTGATCTTCAGCGTAGGACTATAAGCCCCGCCATCATAACGTCCGTTGATCTTGCGGCTATGTCCTATGCAAATTGCAATCATAATCTCCAATAAACGTAAGTTAATAGAGCTAATACCAATAAAGCTAGAATCTCTGGCATCACGGTATCGGTTTCGTCGTCATTAGGTTCAAGGTTCATTTCAGTATAACTGCGTCACGATACGATGCGTCTGAATGGAACTTTTGTCCACGCCCTTCTAATTGCCCTTCCTCAAACTGGTATATCTGGCCTAGCTTCAGGTGGATTGTCGGGGGGTCGTAAAGCGATGACTGCTCGTAGCTTTCTTTGTCTCCTAGCTTCAAGACGCTTAATCCGCAGTTTGGCAGAAGGACTACCATCATCAATGCAATCGTATATTTCATCTTCTAATGTGTCTAATTCTCGTTCCGCACCCGTCTGCACCCAGAGGATGTAGGCTTGTAGTGCGAGGGTTATGGTTTGTATTAAGCTCAATCCTTCTTAAAGGTATTGATTAGCCCGATTGCAGCTAGTCCAGCAGCGATAATGGCACTAGATTGTTCAGGGCTAACTGTAATGCCAAAAGCAGTTGCGATGGCAATGATACCACGCCAGGTGGATTCTTGTTTTAGATATTCAATGATGATTTTCATTTGATTATTTGATTATACGTTTAATACGTAAAGCCCAATCTAACCTTTTCTAAAGGGTTGTCAAGACTATTTCCAAGGGGGAATTGTTTATCTCCTTTTTCTTGCAAAATTAAACAAGGTTATTAAGCCAACCAAGATACCGATTACCCCGCCAGTAATCCTAACCCCATACTCAAACTGCTCTTGGAAGGTGCTGATTACGCCTAGAAAAGACGCAACAGTTCCGATTGCTCCGTTGATTAGATTATAGAGGGGGGAATGTTCGTTCATGGCATTAAAGAATAGGATAAAAATTAAAAGGTCGATGCGTTAGGGTTGATGATAGCTTGTGGGGCTAGGTCTATCCGTGCGTCCAATCCACCAAGTGCGGCTATAAGCTGCGGGGTTTCAGGGAAGTCCATCGGGGTCAAGCCTCCTCGTAAGTTGGTTGCCATCATTTCATCATCAAAAGGAAGAAATACTTTGCCAGCGTGTGTTCTTGTGTAAATAGGATAACTTCCAGTAGTCCAGTAATAAGGTAATCCACGGGATTCTTGGGCGTTGCGGATTCCGTCTAGGACTGCTTGGGCGGTTTGTATGTCTGTAATAAATCCGATCATATTAAGGTAGAGTTAAACCTGTGCAACCTTCAAATAGGTTTTTGAGATTAAGTGAATATGTTTCGTTTTGAGCATCCGTTAAAGATGTCCCCCAACCGTAAAGAGTAAGCCGTGATGTTGATATAATAATGGGACTAAAACTTGTTCCACTATCACCTGCTAAATTGTAGCCCATAGTAATCACTTCCCCTGTTGGGAATGTTCCAGCGGGGACGGCCACTGATTCTAAAGCTGTGTAGCCTGATGTAATTCGGCGTGATGTAAGCAACCTTGTTGCATCAACGCTTGTGCTGATAATACCTGTTGGCACTGCTGCTGGGGTAGAAGAGTTTGCACAATAACTTCTTTGTATTGCTGTTGCTGAGTTTCTTCGGATCGCAGTAAATCTTGAGTTTCCTAATCCCCAATAAGAACCTCCGTCAACCGATGCAATTTGAGAAATACCAATAACCGAACTAAAATTTGTTTTAGAAAGTCCAAGTGTTCCAAAATTACCACCTCTAAAATACCCCGTAACCCCATTGCTTTCAACGTATCCAGTTGCATGAGTAACCCCACCAACAAACGTGCCGCTAGTTAAGCTAATCATGTCAATAGCGTTGGCAGCAGCTACTCCCCAGATAGGAAAGTAAAGGCGTTTTAGACTGGTGTAGTAGCCTGTTGATTTAGCTGCTTTGTAGAACTTATTGATTTCGTTTTTCTGAGTAGCTGAAACGGTAGCACCTGCGGCAGTTACACTTGTAATATAGGCTTTAGCACTAGGGTCGATTCTTCCAGCACGATATTGACCCAATATATTTCCTAATGAATAGCTCATACTAATAACTCCAACGTGATTGCATATTTGCGTTTGTCTGAATACGGGTGGATACTAATGCACTAGAACGCATTTCGTCAATACGGATTAACTCATCTGTTAGCTTATCCATAGCCTCGGCATCAGCAATTTGTGATTTCTCCATCTGCCCCTCAGACCTAAGCCAATCAGAATATGTTCCGTGCGCCAAGTATTCAAACCACTCGTCAGGGATCGAAGAAGTTGTTCCATTTGTTCCGTCACCATAAACGCTGGTTGTTTGCTTCTTGTAGGTGGCATATGCCGAAGCACTATTCAAGTCACCATCAACAATCTTTGCTCCTGTAAAATCTACATAGAAGTCAAAGTTCTGTGCGCTGTCAGCAATGTATGGTGCAGACCTATGAATAATAACAAACGTATCTACGGAATCAAGCCCAGCCTGCGTCCAAGGCACATAGCCATTCGTCACGTCTCTTTCCTCGCCAACAACCAAGAATCTAGGCCAGAAGTTACTAGCACGGTAGGCTCTCTTAGCACGGCTATTCACCATTGCCTTAATCCTCGGAAGCTCAAGGTTTGCAAACTCAACTCCACAAAGTGATTTGATTAACGGCAGAAGATCGGTTGTATAGTCCTTAGTTTGCATATTGTGTTAATGGTTAAATCTCACGCATTGTAGAGATTTTGTTACTAGCCATAGTCGGCTCAAGTCTCTGGAAATCTTTAATGAAACCTCTGTCATTCCAACATTCAGTTCCATATTTTTGTGCCATTTGAAGATACTCCCGTTGCGGAATCTCGGCTAGATGGGTCATCTTAGCACCCTTACGCCTTCCTCTATCACGGTAATCTTTGGCAATTCGTGCAGCTTCAATTTCACGCTGCTTGGTGATGTCTTTCTTCAGTTGCTCACCCGTAATAATCTCACGGATAAGAGCGTGTGTCATTGCTTCTTCGCTAGGTTGAAGGATCATGGTTTGTAGAAAATGGTATAGGCAGCGAGAGGGATAGAACCTCTCGCCACCTAAGGGGTTTTTAGAAGTTGCCTGGATCAATCACGCCCACAACAACAACCACTTTACCAGCGGTCAAGCTGGCAACAGTGCCGTTCCACTCAGCCAAGATAGGCGTTGCGGAAGCAGAGATACCAACTGGTTTCCAGCCTGCAAGGTAGGTGG